CTTTCTTTTGTTTTTGTAGGGCGTATAGGTCTTTGGACGTTTCGCCAACAGTTTTGATGAGATTAGAAACAACCTCAAAACCTCTCGCACTTTCGTTGTTCCTAGCGATTGCTGTGATTTCATCGATAGCGTCGTTTCCCTTTACGATTAGATTACGAAGCGTCTTTCTCACCAATACATAATCTTCATCTTCATCCGGTAAGTCAGAAGGAGGCATATACTCCACGACTTCCTGCTTCTTGACTTCAACAGGTTCGTGACTTACACCTAATGCGTCTGATAAGTTTTTATCAAGTCCCATGGTCATTCCTCTATATCAGGCCATTCTGTAATATCTATGTTATATCCATAATCATCATCAGGTTCCGCATTTATAGGATCCGGCGTTATCTTTATTTCAGATAACTTCAAAGGAGATGCTTCAAAAGATGATATTACACATGTTGCGTTTGTAGATACAGAATGTATTACATTATTTACTTGAAACTGACCTTGAGTAGCACCTAAGGTTAACTTTCCTGTGTTAGCGAAATAGCTAACAACAATTCCATAAGCATTAGCGGTTGATCTATTTCTTCCTGTGTAAACTAAATCGTCAGTCTTAAATCTACCATTAGCTGAGACAACGTTCAATCTTGTTATGTATCCTGATTTCAATGAAGGATCGTTATAGATATTTGCATAGACTGTGCGAATGATCTTAGGTGTAGAAATTGGGCCATAGTAATGCATTTTCATAGTGAAATTTAATGTCCAGTTAACATATCTAACTGAATCATAATCGCCTTCATACTCTATGTTGTTTGAAACATTGTTGAGTATGATAGGAATATCTTTAAGAAATCCTAGATCAGGCACCATATTGGTTGTTACGGTAAAGTCAGGGTTGAAGAATGGCAAAATCTGTTCTACAATGTGTGTGCCATCATCAATGTTTCTAGCATAGATGTTTAGTGCAAATGTGATATCATACGGCACACCCACATACGAGGAAGATACGTTGTTTGCAGTATTGGCCTTGACAGCTTTGAGTAGAGAAATCTGTTTCCTATTGGCATCATATGTGATACCTGTTACTTCGAAACTCATTCTAGGCAATATAACTTGTATCTGTCTTGAAAGATCAGGATCAGAAAAAATTCTTGTCACCATCTTTTCTTTAGGAGCATAGACTATAGGAACCAAAAATCTTTGTGTTTCTTTTCCTGTAGTATTACTCTTTCTAATGACATGAATATCATCAAACATTCTACCAAATAGAATGACTGCCTTACGTGTCAGTTGATGATAAAAATGGCTATTACCTAACATTATGGTGTTCCAAATGGATTGAACTCAGATAGATCAAGGATCAACACCGCTGCATCATTAAATTCTTCGTTATCATATAGGTCTTGATCGTTATAATCTGTTCTTTCGTCTAGTTGTGTATTATTATATATTGCTTGAGATGTATTTCCATAAACTTGTGTTCCGGTTCTAAACTGACCTTCTATGTTATAAACTAACATCATACCATTGGCTTTATACCATTCTTTAACTGTTCCGCTGGCATAATTGTTGGCCCAAGTACCATCAGCACTTTGATATATGACTTCACCATCCAAGAAGTTACCAGAGCCTGAGGTAGCTAGGTCAAGCCTAATTGTGTAAGCGTTTTCCTCGGCAACCTGGTCAATTTCCTCAACTCCGGTATTGATCTCTTCTTGACTATAACGGAACTGTTCACATCTCATTTCATAAACATAAGGTACTTTTTTACCTAGTGAGTGGAACATTAACTCTTGTTCGACAAATTTGATTTCGAACATACGGTGCAGCACAGGAACCCAAAGAAGGTCACCTTCTTGCGGTCTTTTTCTTATGGTTGATGGTATAATGTTCAGAAAGGATCTTCTAGATAGGATGAAGTTTGAGGTATCTCTAATCTCTAGACCGAACTTGGAGAAAAAATCTCCATCTCCTTCAAAGCCTTCCACATTAGCCAGATATGTTTCTATCAGATAGGCTCTTTCAAATTTAACTTTGGTTGATTCACCAAAGATCATGTCCATGTTATCAAAAGATTCTCTAGGAATGTAGTAGACGTTATGACCCATGATCTTGATAGATTCAACAATGACATTTTCCATCAAGTTCATTTCGCTCGTCATTCGACGCTGTGATGGATAATTATTGAAATAGGGTGATACAGGCATACTAACCTACCAAAAAGCCAGGAGGAGCTTCGTAAGTATTGCGAATTTGTTCTTCTATTTGAGCTATTTCAGCCATAGCTTCTGTATAGATATCAACACCACGCATTGTGATACCACCAGGCAATTGCATCTTATCAAACTTGGACATATTCTGACCCCACTGGCGCTTGACATATGCTGTGGTTAGCTTCTTCAACATACGGTCATTCCATACCTGCGTGTATGTGGTAGGATCAGTGATAATAAATCCTTCAATGACGATAAATTCTCCTTCAGCAACATCAGAATCCCAATCCCAATCAATGTATAGCTTGTCTGTGAGCCTATTGAAACGAACTGGAGTCTCACCTGTGAAGATCAGATCGAGCGTCTGGAGATGCTGCATTGTAAGAGAATAATTTACATAAGAAGTGGACGACAAGTCCCATAGATCATTTAGACGAAGTTGATAGCGAAGGTCAAACATATTCATGGCCATTTTATTCTGACCAATCTTGAACACTCTTGTAGCACCAATTACGGAATCAGAAACAGTAACGTAACGATTTGTCTTGTCTGTATTGGTAATCTGATGCTTCACATAAGTTCGTTCGGTACCATTGAAATGAAACTCATTCCAGAACTCAAAAGCTAGTTCAACTGCATCATTGACCTGCTCATCATCCACATTGATCTCAATAACAGGATAGCCCAATTGTCTCAAACAAAAGTCTTTCAGTTCTTCTTTGTTGGCTGGTTTGTTTAAAGACATTTGATTCCTTTACTTTATTGTATTTATAAAAATTTTGGTCCTTCAACCCAAATCACTAAAGATTTCCTGATACCTAAGTAGACGGGCTTAACTCTATGTAAAACAAAAGAAGGAAAAGCTATAATTCTACCTTTATACATATCTGTAGTCTGATCAATATCACTCATTTTTAGTTGAAGTTCTCCGCCTGAAAAATCTATAACAGGTTCGTTTAACAACATCACCAAAGATAACTTTCTCATTTCATCTAATCTTTGTATGATCGGGCTCAAGTTACAGTCAATGTGATAATCATACTTTCCTTGAACATCAGATTCATATACAGTGTATTGTATATTCTCATAACCATTCAAGTTAAAGCCAAAAAACTGTTCATTCAAACTATCAATTACATAGTTAAATCTATCAAAAATCCATCCGGTATTATCATCTCTACTAAAAAAATGAATGTCAGACTTTCTAACTTTTTCCACTTCGTCCATGTTAGATGAACCAAAAGTGGAACCTTTCTTCAGTTCAAATGAATCGCATAATGAACATATCTGGTTAAGTTCTTCAATAGTGAAAGCATTGTCCCAATATGCATGACTATGTGTAATTTTTCTCCTGGCTACAGGAGCATTGACGACTCTACTATACATAATATAAACCTTTGTTATCTTTAAATAATTCCAAATACGTTATTTGAAGATTCATCCGATGATGGAACATCAAAAGATTTATCTACACCTAACAAATTGCTAGTCACCGACATATCCACTTTTTTATCAGGTCTTGACTCAACATATTCAAGATTTTTAAGGAACGCAACAGGCGCACTTCTTTCTATTCTTGCTATAACATCTAACTCTGTCAAATTATAATCATCAAAGAGTGAAATGTTAAAGTCTGTTCGGCACCTAATTGGTTTTCCATCTAGACCTAATAATGGTTTACCGTCAACACTAAATTCTGTTGATAAAAATTCTTCCGTGAGTATATCTGTCCAGTATCTTACCACAATAGAATTTTCTTTTTCATCGACACTTAGTATTCTGTAATTAATTTTCATGACCTTTACCTTTTAAGATTTGTTACCACTTATTGTTCCATTATTTATATATCGAATATTTGAATCGCCAGTGATTGCATTTCCTTGAGTACCTGCTGACCCAGATGATCCTGTTGTTCCCGCTGTACCTGAAGAACCGGTAGCACCTACTGTACCTGCTGCACCAGCTGGCCCGGTTGCCCCGGTTGGTCCTGCTGGTCCTAGAGGACCGGTAGCACCTACTGTACCTGCTGCACCAGCTGGCCCGGTTGCCCCGGTTGGTCCTGCTGGTCCTAATGCACCAGTAGTACCTGCTGCACCTGTCGTACCTGCTGCTCCTGGTGAGCCTGTTGGTCCTGCTGGGCCGAGAGGTCCGGTAGCACCTACTGTACCTGCTGCACCAGCTGGCCCGGTTGCCCCGGTTGGTCCTGCTGGTCCTAGAGGACCGGTAGCACCTACTGTACCTGCTGCACCAGCTGGCCCGGTTGCCCCGGTTGGTCCTGCTGGTCCTAGAGGGCCTGTTGGTCCGGTGTTTCCTTTAGTTCCTGCTGCTCCTGGTGAGCCTGTTGGTCCTGCTGGGCCGAGAGGTCCGGTGTTTCCTTTAGTTCCTGCTGCTCCTGGTGAGCCTGTTGGTCCTGCTGGGCCTAGAGGGCCTGTTGCACCTTTAGTTCCTACGTTTCCGGAAGGTCCTTTGGCACCAGCAGGTCCTGTTGCACCTTTAGTTCCTACGCCACCCGCAGGTCCTGTTGGTCCGGTAGCTCCTGCACCACCAGCATTTCCTCCTCCAGAACCGTGTGCTGATCCACCTGCCTGGCCTGCTGATGCTGTACCACCTCCTGTACCGCCGGCAGCACCAGGATAAGCACTTGAACCGCCGCCTCCTGGGCCTGGCGCATTAACTGAACCTATTCCTCCGGGTTGACCGGAGTAGCAGGCCGTGCCCCATTCCGTCATTTCATTGTTTGGACAGAAATACCAGAATCCTTTTTGAACAGTTCCGCCTGCACCACCGCCTCCACCAGGAGAGCCTCGACCACCACCGCCTCCACCACCAGCGCCGGCACAAGGATACCACCAATAAGCTCCTTCCGGATCTGTTGCCTGAGGCGATGATGTACCGCCGGCACCTCCGCCGCCGCCTCCTCCTCCACCGGAGCCTCCAGGCCCACCTGAGCCTGCTGCTCCTGCTGGTCCACCACACCCTCCGGGACCACCTGGGCCACCGCCACCTCCTGGTCCGCCAGGTCCACCTGGACCACCGGGACCACGACCACCTGGACCACCAGGTCCTGCTGCACCACCAGGACCACCTGCGCCGCCGGGTCCACGGCCGCCTGGACCACCAGGTCCTGCTGCACCACCGGGTCCACCAACACCACCAGGACCACCTGGACCTCTACCACCTACACCACCAGGACCACCAGGTCCTGCTGCACCACCAGGACCACCTGTACCTCCTGGGCCTCTACCACCTACACCACCAGGACCACCAGGTCCTGCTGCACCACCAGGACCACCTGTGCCACCGGGTCCGCGGCCGCCTGGACCACCAGGTCCTGCTGCACCACCAGGACCACCTGCACCACCGGATCCACCTGGGCCTTTTCCACCAGTTCCTCCTGGTCCACCAGGTCCGGCTGCACCACCAGGGCCACCTGTGCCTCCTGGACCTTTACCACCTACACCACCAGGACCACCAGGTCCTGCTGCACCACCGGGTCCACCTGTACCTCCAGGTCCGGCTGCACCACCGGTTCCTCCTATACCACCAGATCCTGCTGTACCACCTGAAATAGTGTTCAAATTATTTAATAGAATTACTAATCCTGAAACAGTATCAGCTTGTAATGATATTCCTCCGGATCCTCCTGATCCGCCTGTACCACCTGGTTGTCCTGTGCCACCAGTTCCACCGATGCCACCTGGTTGTCCTGCACTTCCAGGTCCACCGGGTCCACCAGTACCACCTGTTCCGCCGATACCACCTGTACCACCTGGTTGACCAGCACCGCCAGTTCCACCTGTTCCACCGGGACCACCCGTGCCTCCAGTTCCACCAGGTTGACCAGCACCGCCAGGCTGTGCATTTCCACCGGGTCCACCAGTACCACCTGTACCACCAATACCTCCGATACCACCTGGTTGACCAGTACCACCGGGTCCACCAGGACCACCTGTGCCACCTGTACCACCAATACCTCCGATACCACCTGGTTGACCAGTACCACCGGGTCCACCAGGACCACCTGTGCCACCTGTACCACCAATACCTCCGGCCCCGCCTGTTCCACCAGGCTGACCTGCTCCGCCTGTTCCACCAGGACCGCCTGTGCCACCAATACCTCCGATACCACCTGGTTGTCCTGCGTTACCAGTTCCACCGGTGCCACCGGTGCCACCGGTTCCGCCAGTGCCACCAATACCACCTGGCTGGCCTGTTCCACCTACGCCGCCTGGACCGCCTATACCACCAGGTTGTGATGTGCCGCCGGGACCACCTGTGCCACCTGTACCACCGCCGGAACCAGGTTGGCCGGCGCCGCCTGCACCACCGCCTCCACCAGAACCGCCGGCTCCGATGTTACCTTTAGTACCGGTAGTTCCTGCTGCACCTGTTGAACCAACATTACCTTTAGTTCCAGCCGTATTGTTTGCTGCACCACTAGCACCTGTAGTTCCTGTTGCACCTGTAGTTCCCGCTGATCCTGTCGCACCTGTATTACCTGCTGCACCAGATGTACCTACGGCTCCTGTATTACCTGCTGTACCTGTATTACCAGTGGTGCCTGCGGCTCCTGTGGTTCCTACAGTACCAGTGGCTCCTGTAGACCCCGCTGTACCTGTTGTTCCTACTGTACCGGTTGTGCCTCCAGCTCCAGTCGTTCCAACCGCACCTGCTGTTCCGGCTGCACCTGTTGTTCCTACTGTACCGGTTGTGCCTCCAGCTCCAGTCGTTCCAACCGCACCTGATGTTCCTGCTGTACCCACAGTACCTGTAGTGCCGGCAGCACCGGTTGTTCCAATTGCACCTGCTGTTCCTGTAGAGCCTGCTGTGCCTGTTGCTCCTACTGTACCGGTTGTGCCTCCAGCTCCAGTTGTTCCCACTGTACCTGCTGAACCTGCCGTGCCCACTGTGCCTACTGTACCGGTAGTTCCTGCTGCACCAGATGTACCTACTGTTCCTGCTGTTCCCGCAGCACCGGATGTACCTACTGTTCCTGCTGTTCCCGCTGCACCACTAATAGTTCCTGAATTTTGTATATAAAGTAGAGAACCTGCTTTCCAAGAAGAACCGGTCTTAAAAGATGGGTTCGCAATAGATGAACTGCCAATTGTTACACCTGAGTTGATGATACAAATAACGTTTAGTGGATATGCTGGGCTGCCTGCTTGCGTGTATAGATCGACATTATTAGTCGAAGAACTGATAGTAACAATCTTTGCAGGTCTTAGAATTGGCATTAAGAACATGTAGATTTATATCCTATGTTTTAGTTATATTTATCTAACATCAGGTAGAAATGATCCATACATATTTGTACCATCACAAACAAATGATATAATATCTCTACGGTTTCCTGTTGCGGTTAATGTTGGTGCTATTGCCGCTGGCCATTTGTATACAGAGTTCCATGTAATGGTTCTGTTACCTGTGGCATCTTGAATAACATGAAGTATATAGGTACCAACTTTCATGTTTGTCGGTGCATTTGCAGTAGCGTTACCTGTTAGTGTTATAGTTGCAACTTGGCCGTTATTTAGATTCCAATCAAAAAACGTTCCATATGTCAAAGTTTGATTAGAAATATTTGCCGTCATTGAAACGGTGCCTGTAAATGTAGGAGAGGCTTTAGGTGCATAGGTAGCAGAAGCTACTGCATTTGCAGCATTAGCCATGGCTCCAGCATAGTTATTAGCTGATGTTGTTGATGTGTTGGTATATGCTCTAGAAACAATAAGATTGGCATCTACAATAGTTCTAGCAAATGTGTTTGAAGCATTTGCCATAGCACCAGCATAATTGTTGGCAGAAGTGGCAACAGAATTAACACTATTAAAGGCCGCATTCGTCAATACATAGTCGGCATTGGAACTTGTATAAGCTGCATTGATTACCGCAAAGGCAGAATTGACGGCAGCATAAATGGTATTACTAAAAGTGAACTCGGCATTGGCTGCGGCAAATGCAGCAGTCACATTAGTAGCGACACCGTTGGCAAAAGCAAAAGCAG